GCTCGAGCGGCGCGTGGGCAAGTGGGTCGATCTGGAGAAGTTGAAGCACTACGACACCAAGTTCTGCAAGACGCTCGGCATCCAGTGGCCGTGAGGTGAGCGATGCCCTTCAAAAAACTCGGCGCTGACCGCTACGAAGGTCCCTCTGGCAAAATCTTCAACGCGGCACAGGTTCGGCTTTACTACTCACAAGGCGGCAAGTTTCCCGGAGAGAAAGCCGATAACAGTGCCGGCTCCAAGAATCCTGTCGCGCTGCGCGATGCGCTGACGCCGCATCTGTCCCCATCCATGCCGCATCTTGACCGGCCGAGGATGCCGCACGTCGGCGTGAAACAAGTCAAACTCAGAAAGATCGCGCTGTGAAACTCACCGCTGCCCGTCGTCACGCACTCGCGCCATCGCAGTTCGCGCTGCCTGGCGGCCATTATCCCATCGATACGGCCAATCGAGCTCGGGATGCGCTGTCGCGTGGATCAGCCAATGCGACTCCGGCACAGCAGGCCGAGATTCGCGCTGCCGTGCATCGGAAGTATCCGACCATCAAGCTCAAGAAGCGCACGCGGTGAACGATCCAATTCGTCATCGCGTGGCCAAGTGCCGCTGGTGCGGCGGCCCGTTCGTGAAGACGTTCAACTACTGGCTCTGTGAATCGCCCGGTTGTGCGGCCAGGCAGCTCGAGCATGCGGTCGCCAAGCGCGAACCCATCGACGGAGCCTCGCCGTATCTCTTCGTGCCACTGCCGCTACAAGTCGATTTGCTCACGAGCACGGTCAAGCGTTTACTCATGGCCGGAGCGGCCGGCGCGAGCAAATCCTACGGCGCGCGTTGGCTGGTTTACATCCTCTGCCGAAAGTTCCCAGGTTTTCGTGCGCTACTCTTGCGCTGTTCGCTTGAAGAACTCAATCGCAATCATCTCCAGTGGATTCCGGCCGAAGCCGCGCAACTTGGCGATTGCAAGTGGAGCGGCGGCAATGTCCGCACGCTCACGTTCGAGAACGGCTCGATGGTCTATTGCGGCTATTGCGATGATTCTTCGGACATCCCGAGACATCTCGGTGCCGATTGGGACTTGCCCGTGTTCGAAGAAGGCGTGAACTTTCTGCCGCAAGCGCTGAGCGACATCTCGGCGCGTGATCGCGGATCACTCAGTCGTCGTGCGATTGAAGACAACTGCGACGGGCGCACGCTTATCGTCAGCAATCCTGGCGGGAAGGCGATGCTCTATCTCATCGACCATTACATCAAGCGCGATCCTGACCGTGCCGATTACCCTAACTACAATCCGAGCATCTACGGCTTCATCAAGGCGAACCTCGAAGACAATCCGTTCCTGAAGGAGAACTACGCGTCAGAAACTCTTAGCGGCCTAAATACGGCACGCTATCAGCAGTTGCGTTTCGGGGATTGGACCGTATTCGCCGGCCAGTTCTTTTCGTCGTTCAACCCGGCGAAGCACATCACGCCATTGGACGTGGCGGCCTTCGCATGAAGTGGGCAGCCGGGATGTATTGGAGTTATGCTGCGCCGGCCTGGTGCGGCCTGATTGCCATGTTGTCCGATGGTCGTGCCATCGTGCGGCATGAGTTCTCGTGGCGGCAGACGGTTGAGACGAAAGCGGCGGCTGAACTCTCCGCCTTTCTCAAGGCGAAGAAGATCACGCTCACGGCACTGGTCGCGCAGCCGCACATCTTCCCGCAACCGAAGCAGATCGGGCCATCGGTGAGCGAAGGTTGGCGTGGGCCATGGTCGCTCTATCGCGGGCACGACGATCTGACGGCCGGCTGGCATCGGCTGCATGCGTGGCTGAACGACGACGATGACCTCCCGCAGTTGGTGATTCACGAGTCTTGCACGCGATTGATCAAAACCCTGCCGACACTCGTCGCCAGTAAAACGCATCCCGATGCGCTCGACATTGGCCCGGAGATGTATCCGGTCTGGGGCTTGGCGAATTGGGCCATGTCGCGTCCGACGCCTGGCTGGAAACCCGAGCCGGAGATTCCCGAAGGGTGTCTCCATCGGGAACTGGAAGACATTCGGCGCGAGAACGCTCGCGCTATGCGATAGTAGGTCCCTATGGCGAAAGTTCCGAAAGTCGCGAAGCCCGTCAATCGAAGCGATCCAGCGAATCCGCCATCGCCAAAGAACATCCCCCTGCCAGCCGATGGCATCGGGTCGCTGAAGTATTGGCAGGACGAGATCGATCAATCGCAGCGCCGAATCAAGAAAGAGATTCGCAACTGGCGCATCGATCTCGACCGGACCTATCGCCAAGATCGCCAAGACCGTGGCGTTACGCGCCGCACGGAGATGTTCGTTAATATCCCGAAGGACTTTCAGAATACCGAACTCAAGAAGGGCCAACTGTTTTTCCAGACCCCATACGTCCAGTGCGTGCCCGAGCGCGACGAAGTCGATGCGGCGATGCCGCTCTTCCAGCAAGTGCTCAACTTCCAGCTCGGCAACAAAGCTGCGAACGCAAAGCGGGCCGTCGAAGAAGCGCTCGTGAACGTGCTCGCGGTGAGCGGCATTGGGCCCGTAGAGATTGGCTACGAAGCCTCCACGGACACGATTAAGCTCCCGAGTGTCGATCCAGTCACGCAGCAGCCGACGATCAACAACCTGCCACGCACCATCTGGGAGCGCTACTACTTCGAGAGTTTCTCTCCGGCCGATCTGATGCTGCCGGTTGGGTTCTTCTCGACCGACTACGACAAAGCGCCGTGGATTGGCGTGAAGCTCCGCAAGGACGTAGACCAGATCGAACAACTCTGGGGCATTGACAAGGATTCCATCGGCTCGAGTCGCGACGGCATTGACGAATCGCTCTATGCGCCCGAGGACAAAGAGTTCCTACGTGATACCGGACGCGTCTACAAGCTCTGGTATAAGGCCTCGCTCTACGACGATACCGTGAAGCATCCCGATCTGATTCGGCAACTGATTCTCGTCGGCACTAAGCGCGGAGGGACCGCGAGTGTCGCCGTGCATCAGAACTCGCCCTATCAGCGTTTCGATCCGCAGTCGGGCCGGTTCCTCCAAGGCATGCGCGGGTTTCCGATTCATCCGTTGGCCATTCGTGTCGTTACCGATACCGCCTATCCGCCAAGCGACGTGCGCGTGACACGGTCACTCGTCGATGAGCAGGCGATGGGGCGCACGCAGATGATCACGCAGCGACGGCGCAACAATCCCCTGCGCATTGCGGATAAGACGCGCATCGATCCGAACGCGCTGAAGCAGATCGAATCGAACGAGGTGCAGCAGATCATCCTGAACGATGGCCCCGTCGATGAGACGGTCATCAAAGACCTCACCACGTCTCCGCTTCCCGGCGAGAACTTCTCATTCAACACCATCGCCAATCAGGAGATTCAGGAAGCGTGGGGCCAGGACACGCCAACGCTCAATCGCGAGATTCACTCCGCGACGGAAATCCAGGATGTGCAAACCACGCGATCGATTCGCATCGATGCCGACCGTGAGCACGTGCTCGATTGGTTCATCAAAGGCGTGGAGAAGTTCGCGAATCTGATTCTCGTCTACGGAAACAACACGGACCAGATGATCGAGATCGTCGGGCCGCAGAATCTTCCGCGCTTGAAGTCCTGGAATCTCGATCAGATTCAGGGCCGCTACGCCTTCTCGCTACGGCCGGATTCGTCAGTGCGCTTGGATGCGGCGCAGCAGCGGGCGTTTGCGTTGCAGTTTTTCAACCTCACGCAGAACGCACAAGGCATTAACCACGAGAAGAACCTGGAAGAACTGATTCGGGACTTCAACAAAGACCCGGCCGATCTTGTGCTCCCACCGCAACAGCCGCCGCCGCCGCGTCCCGAGCCGCCCAAAGTCAGCGTGACCATCAAGGGCGAAGACCTCGACCCGTCGTCACCGCAATATCCGAACATCTGCACACTTCTCCAGGCGACCGGCGTGAACGAACAGGCGCTCTTGCCACAAGCGCGTCCGGTCAATACACCGCCGCCGCCACACAAGGCCGCGCCGACGGTTGCGCCGGTGAGCAAGCATCAGGCCGATTTGACCGGGCGATTGCCGAACCATCCGCCGGTGCAGGGGACGATGTGAAGCAGAAAAAGAAGGCCAAGGTCACACCCGCTCCGGCGATCGCGGCTCCCGCCGTG